CGGTAAAAATTTATACTTTAAATTAACTGGAACATTAACAGGAAATAGAGTTGTAACTATGCCTGACTCATCAGAAAGAGTTTTTGTTGTAGAAGATGCAACAGATAGATCAGCATCACATTATACTTTAACTGTTAAAACTTTTTCAGGAACTGGAGTTACTTTAGCAACAGGTGCAAAAGCTTTACTTTACTCTGACGGAACTAATGTAAATCAAGGGATGATAAACAAAGGTTACAAGTCAACAACTACTTCTTATACAGCTGTAGACGGAGATCAAATTATTTGTGACACATCAGGCGGTATTTTAACTATCACATTACCAACAGGTCCATCTATTGGATCAGAGGTAAGTTTAATTGATGGTGGACAAAACTACAGCATTAATCCTTTAACTGTTGCTCCCGGAGCTGAAAATATTGCAGGTGCTCCAGGAGATATAACTGTTTCAACAGACAATGAAAATTTTACTTTAGTTTATGTAAATGCAACTGTAGGATGGACCTACAAAGATGATATATAGGAGGTAAAAATGCCTCTTAGCAAATGGCAAATCAAACCAGGTTTCGATAAACAAAACTCTGAGGTTGGAGCGGTCGCACGTTATATAGGTGGTGACAACGTTAGATTTAGATACTCATTACCAGAAAAAGTAGGTGGTTGGAAAGCAGAAGGTGGAGAAAGTATTTCTTCTGTATCAAGAAGACTACATCCATTTAGAGGTAATGATGGTAATAAATATTTAGCTATTGGAACAGATAAATTTTTATTAATTTACTACGAAGATAATTTTTACGATATCACACCATATAGAAGTAGTGGTTTTCCAGCTACAATTGATGAATTTAAAAACAGTACTTTTACAACTGTTTCAGGTTCTAATGTTGTAACAATCACAACAACATCTATTAATAATATATCTGCAGGAGATATAATAGAATTTGAAAATGTAACCTTACCTGCTGGTACAGGTTATGCAGATTCTGATTTTGAAGATAAATTATATGAAGTAAAAACAATTGTATCAGACACAGAACTTACCGTTACACCAGTTGCAAACGCTACAGGAAATGCAGGTCCAGGTGGTTCTTGTTCTATTATTCCATTAGAAACTATTGGTAACCAAATACAAAAATTTACTTTTGGTTGGGGTACAGGAGTTTGGGGTGGATCTAATAATTGGGGTGAAGATGCATCTACAAACGGTGTCAATACTCCTCCTGGTTTATGGTCACTATCAAACTTTGGTCAAGTATTAGTTGCAACTGTTTTAAATGGTAAAACATTTACATGGAACCCCGCTGCTGGTAACCCACTCGGGCAGCGAGCGTCTATATTAACAACAGGTTTTGAAACAGATTTAAACCCAACAAATACTAGAATTACTATGGTGTCACCAACTACGAGACACTTAATTCATATGGGTACAGAAACAACTGTTGGTATTCCATCGACACAAGATGATATGTTTGTAAGATTTTCTTCACAAGAAGAAATAAACACATATGATATTACAGCAGGTAACTCTGCCGGTTCACAAAGAATTCAAGATGGTACAAAAATAGTAGGTGCTATTAAATCAAAAGAAGCAATTCTTATTTGGACAGATAACGCTTTATATTTAATGAGACACATAGGTAGTCCATTCGTATTTGGTTTTGAACAAGTAGGTACTAACTGTGGTTTGATTGGACAGAATGCAGTTGTAGAAGTTGATGGGGTTGCTTATTGGTTAAGTGATAAAGGATTTTTTAAATATGATGGATCAGTTAAAACTATTGATTGTTCTGTAGAAGATTATGTTTATGATGATATTGACACAACTCAAAGTCAACAAATCTATGCAGGTGTAAATAATTTATATACAGAAGTTAGATGGGACTATCCATCTTCATCAGCTGATTATAATGATAGATATGTAATATTTAATTTTGCAGAAGGTGTTTGGTATACAGGGAATACACCGAGAACTTCTTGGGCCGATTCAAATGTATTTAGTAAACCGTTTGCAACAGATTTTGACAACACTACAAATGGAGACTTTCCAGAGGTTATAGGTGAGCCTGCAGCACCAAACGGATATGGTAAAACTATTTTATACAATCATGAGGTAGGTGTAGATCAAGAAAACTTAAACGGTAGTATAACTAGAATTACATCTAATATTGAATCATTTGATTTTGATATATCAAATCCACAGATAGGTGATGGAGAAGTATTTTTATCTATGAGAAGATTTATACCTGACTTTAAAATTTTAGATGGAACAGCTAAAGTTACATTAACATTAAAAAGATATCCATCAGATACTGGAACAGCATCAACCTATAGTTCTTTTGATGTTACATCTACAACAGAGAAAAAAGATACAAGAGCAAGAGGTAGATTTTTAAGTATAAAAATTGAAAACCCTGGTGCAGAAGATGGTGAAAATTGGAGATATGGTACACTTAGAATTGATATACAACCGGACGGTAGAAGATAATGGCTATTACAATTAGAGTTCCCGATCCTACAGAAGAATACGATGCTGGTAATCAAAGACAAATTGTAAGAGCAATTAATAATGTAATTCAACAATTAAACGCTCAATATAAACCTCAAGGAGAAACTTTTAATGAGATAGAACAGCTATCTTATTTTTTAGGTAATGCACCTGCAAAACCTTCAGGCCCTGCCACAGCTGAAGTTGGTGGTGGTAGTAGTGGAGGAGGACTTCCTTACAGCAGGATAGATGTTAATGATTTTGTTTTAGGAGGTTACGGATATTTTGCCATAGCTCCAGTTATTCAATTAGATCCAAATAGAGGGTATCTTGTTACAAATGGTTATTTTAATGCACTCCCTCCTGACTTTTTTCCTCAGCAAACAGAATTTATTTTACCTAATGATCCAGCTCCAGGAAGCCAAGTAGGAATAGTTATAAATGGATATACAGCGAAAGTTAGTGCAGGATTTGATTCAGAGGGTTATCCAGTTACTATAGATGGTTATACTGCTAACTTCATAACTATGGATGGTGGGATCTCTGGAGGAGGAGAAAATGGTGCTAGAACATTTGTTTATTTTGGAGATGGTGGTTATGCTTTCGGTTATAGAGATGTGTGGTATACTATTGCAACAGGATATGGATATTAAGGATTAATTATGGCAACAAGTTTTAAAAATATGATTTACGATCTTACTCCAACAGCGAGTGAGCAAACAGTTTATGGAATTCCAACAGATTCACACTCAATTATTAACGCTTTTTACGTAAATAATACAGGTGGTAGCACTATTAATATAGAGGTTAGATTAGACCGAGGACCGGGTAGAAACTACGTAGCAAATCAAACAATAGTGTTCTCTACTCCTTTAACTTCAGGTCAATATTTAAATTTACTTACAGGGCCACTTGTGCTAGAAGGCGGAGATAAATTAGTATTTACAACAAATACAACCGGTAGAGTACAAGGTACAATCGCCGCCATGCAAGTAAACAGAGAAGATCAGGAAACAACACCAATAGGGTCAGTATAAACTTGATCAAAAATTGAAATAGGAGTATATTTTATTATGGCAGAAAAAACTACAGCATTCACAGGTCCAGTCGTAGTAGGACTTAATGACAAAAAAGGAGAAATTCGTTTAACAGATGGTAAAAATCCTAACGAAGCAAAATATTTATCTATTGCAGCTCCAGACACACTTACATCAAATACAACTTTAACATTTCCAAATAGTGTAGGAACAAACGGTCAATTTCTTAAAACAGATGGTAATGGTGATTTAACGTGGAGCACTCCCAACACTGGAGGAATTGCTGCTGTTGTAGATGATACATCGCCAGAACTTGGCGGTGATTTAGCATCTAATGGACATGATATTAATTTTGCTGATAACGATAAAGCAAAGTTTGGTAATTCTGGTGATTTAGAAATTTTTCATGATGGAACTAACTCTCTTATTAAAGATGTAGGAACAGGACAATTAAAAATATCTGGATTTGACGCTGTAAAAATAACAAACGGTGATGATACTATACCAAGTGCTCAATTTATATCTAGTGGAGAAGCACAACTTTATTACGCTGGTAATCAAAAACTTGCTGCAAATACAGATGGTATAACTGTTACAGGTAAAGTAGTTTCAGACGGTCTTGAAGTCGATGGAGACATTAAACTTGATGGTAATTACCCAACAGGAACTAATAATGTTGCTTTAGGAAACACAGCATTAGATAGCATAACCTCAGGTAATGAAAATACTGCTATCGGTGCAAATGCTTTAACAGCTTTGACTACTCAAAGTGGTTCTACTGCAGTTGGTTTCAATGCGGCAAGCTCTACGACTGGTGGTAATAATACTGCTATAGGTGAATCAGCATTAGCTGATAATGTAACAGGAGTTAATAATACATTTGTTGGTAAAAGTGCCGGTAGATTTGCAACATCTAACAATAACGTCGGTATAGGACACGAAGCCTTAGGTAGTGGTGGTTTTGATAATGTTGCTGTCGGACAATCAGCAGGTAGCACAATTACATCAGGTAATAACTTAACAGTTTTGGGACACAATGCTGAACCTTCATCTCCAACAGCTACCAATGAAGTTACACTTGGTGATGCCAATGTTACTTCTTTAAGAATACCTGGACTACAATCAGGAGCGTCAACTAATGATGTATTAACATTTGATGGATCTAAATTTGTACTTGCTGCAGCTGCAGCGGCTGACCCGATCACAAGTTCTCTAAATATTGGTTCTACAAAAACCATTAAACTTGATGCTGTTTTTCCTGATGGTACAAGAAACTCTTTTTTAGGAGAAAATGCTGGAGCCAACATAACGACTGGAGATAGTAATGTTGGTGTTGGATTTGGTGCATTAGAGGCCAACCAGAGTGGAAATGAAAATATCGCAATTGGAAGAGCTGCGTTAAGTTCTAGTACTAACAGTAATGATAATATTGCTATTGGAGGTAATGCTGCTGCCAGTACATCTGGAGGCAATAATGTTTGCATAGGTAAAGGAGCGGCCTCTAATATGTCAGGGTTTAGTAGCGAAAATGTTATTATTGGAAGAGCTGCTGCAAACGGCGGCGGAACAGGTGTAAGATCAGTTGTTATTGGTGATGTTGCGTGTCTTAGTAATATCCCAAGTGATGCTGTGGCTATAGGTGCAAATACTATGAGTTCAACATCAGGGCAATATAATACTGCTGTAGGTCAAAGCGCTGGAAGTAATATAGGTACCGGTACTAATAGCACATGTATTGGTTATAATGCAGACCCTTCTACTAGCGGTGTTTCAAACGAAATTACTTTAGGTAACGCTTCTGTTTCAACTTTAAGATGTCAAGTTACATCAATTACTTCTTTATCAGATGCTAGAGACAAAAAAGATGTTGAAGATGCAAACATAGGTTTAGATTTTATTAATGATCTAAGACCTGTTA